TAACAGTTTTAAAGTAGCGGAACTACCCGCCTCCATCTCCAACATCATCCGTCTAAATCGTTTCTTCTTGTGTGGGGTCTTGAAAGATGTAAAAGCCAGACGTAAAAATGAGTCGATAGCAGTGCCATTAAAGGAGTTACCAGAGTCCAATTTCATAACTGACCCATCATCACAACCCATATACCTTTCTGATAGTGCCGTGGGTGTGTGGGAAAGCAACCATGTTGTCCACCCTACCAATTTGTTATTGACAATCGTGGCAACAACAGATGTCTTATCAGAGAAGAATAGGCGATACTGGTTCTTCGTGTAATTGACAGATGAACCGACAACTAGGGTTTTCCTAGAGTCTAAAAATTTCGTGATTGGTGTAGAAAGTGAGGCAGTATTGAAATCACCAAACTGTTGAGTCGTGCTGAGATAAGTGACACTACGACCGTTGAACCAAACTAACCCAGCGTCAATCAAGTTTGTCGTGTAAGACTTGACACCTAACTCGGTAGAGAATGATTTTAAATCCCAATCTAGCGAGGATGTTCCGTAGAGAATACTGACCCGATCTTCGCCAGAAATAACTAACGCATTACCTCTCATGGAGTCAATGTTGGTAATCTCAGTACCAATACCTATCTCCCCAGCCCCAGTATTTAGCGTCCAAGATGCGGGTGCGCCAACACCAGAATGTTGGATTGAGCCACCACCAAAAGATAAAAATAAGTGATTTTTGTGAACACCTATATGAGTAGGGGTGTCCGTAGTCATCCCCGTGGAGATGTTGGCGAAGACTGCACCATCCCACTCAAAGCAATTATTCTTCCCATCAACTCCGTACATCTTCTCCGTAGAAGAAGACCCAGCAAAGTTGTGGTTTATAAATTCAAATTTACCAGAAGGAACAGGGAAAAGACCAGCGGGTACAACATCCCACCCAGTTGCGGTTGACCTGTGCATAACACAAGCAGTTCCTAGAGTGTTGTTCCTAAATGCGTAAACATCCCCACCATACTCCCAAACACCCAGAATATCCCCTGATCCAGAGACAACGGAGGGTATCGCTGACCCATCGAAAAGTTCGTAACCATCCATACGCCTGTAACCCCCAGACACAGCCGCCTCGTAGTTCTGAGCCACGATAGCCCGACCAGCGGGGATAGACATGGCAGGGGATTCTAAGTCTATACCACCCTTCAACGCCCATGATTGAGTTTGTACTGTCATGCTAGTGGTACGTTGGCTACTGAAGTGTTTGGCAACATCTCGGCAGACATATCAGCAAGCCTCGTCATGAGTTGTCTACTAGCGTCCTGATATAACTCTGGGGCATCTTGCTCTGCGGCTAAGTAAGCCATTGCTTGATACAGGATGACATCGTGATGTCTGCTACTCATCATCGGCTCATCTGTGTTAGATTCCAAGACTTGAGGGTCTCTGATGTACTCAAAACTAACAGTACTCACCGCTGTGGGAACGCTGTTAAATTTTAAAGTGCCGTCAGGTTTCAGTGTGAACTGAGTAGGTTGACCATTAGAAGACAACGTGTTGTCAAAGTTATCCCACGCAACATACTGTAGATAATACTTGTTACCATCAGAAGTGCTGTGGATCACAGAATAGGGATTCCATCTCCGCAATGCTGGGGCTAGTGCCAAATCCTCAACTGGATGGTATGACTGCTTCCCAACAGTCGTATTGAAACTCCCCTCTTGCCACAGGAAGTTCCAATCTCGTTTATTCTGAATCTCAACCCATGCTGACGATACCCACCTAACTACTTTCTGCTTAATGCCAGACTGCCCACTAACGGAGGCGATCCCTCCCTCAGACAAACCAGCCTCTTTGATTAATGTGTCGCATAGATTGAGGTAATTCATTTACGCTACCTTTGTGTATGGAAAGCGTTTGATGTCGCGGGTAACTTCCTCACCCTTTTCACCACGCTCAAATCGGGTAATGATCGCATCGTCAATGACCCCTAAAACTTCGTTAGGAAGTGAAACTTCCTCTTCGCGTTTAATCTGGTACGCCACACCATTTAACTGAACGAAAATATCACCAGTTTCATCGGATGTATTGTGAAAACTGACTTTTGTTCGACCAGTAGAAATCTTGTTTAACTCTTCTAAATCACTATTAGCTTGCGCCTTCTTTGAAGGGGCAATATTCTTTTTTGCAGACATAGATACCTCTATATAATTTTCTAATAAGAACAAAAAAACCGCCCGTTAAGGCGGCTTTCTCGCAGTTTTGACTAATAACTATTAGTCAGTAACGCCACACTCAGCCCTAACCATCCACGCATCGTTTAAGATGACGCAAGTAGTCATGGACTTCCAACCGATGTGACCACGTTGAGCAAGAGGATCACTCTCACTTGGGTGTGGATTCACAACAGATGGTGTGATTGATGCTCTACCTTTCAACGGAACAATACCGAAAGCATCACGGGACAAGAACAACACTGGGTATACATCGGCAGATGTACCCGTAGTTGAAATCATAGTACCTTTAGCACCGCCCGCATCTGCCCATGCCGCAAAGACAGTAGAACTTACATAACGCACATCCTCAATCTTACCAATCTCAGACTCATAAGGAGTCATCGACCCATACTTCTCAGTAGGAGTGAACCCAGCAATATTGCGAATATCCCCTTCCATGTCTGGGTGAACCAGACCAATGAATGAAGGTGCAACAGCTTGAGTGCCGTAGCTTGGAGTAGAACGAACAATTTTAGTAATTGCTCTAGCGTTCTGACGTTTTAAGTCACGGATAGATTTACGCTGAAGCGATAATGATAATGCAGTGTTCACAGCACTACGAGCCGCACCATTTGCATAACGCACACCAGTACCAGCCTTCAAAACATTGAAACGAATTGTCTCAATAGTTTGCGCGGCTTGTTCACCGAGGATTTCAGTCGCCTCCTGTAGAACAGGGTCTTCATGTGTGTCTTGTACGATGTCGGTAATAGTTACCAAATCACCATATTGAGCAAGGTTGCCCGTAACATCTACTGCCGCTAGTTGCTTGGCTGTTGGTGTCACACCCTCAGTCAATGCAGTAGTCGCTAAAGCCAACGCTGAATAGCGTCTAAACTTAATCTGCTTAGATGATTTAAGAGGTACAGGCTTTGATTGCCCAAACTTCTCGATTACTAAATGGGGTAATGCCCTCTTCAGTAATTCCCTTTCCGCGAAGGTCGCGGTTCTTGGGGTAATATCCCCATACTCTGTATTAGCCATAGTTAAATGTCCTATTCAAAAAATTAATTAACGTCTGTACGCTGATTTTAAATCTGGATCGTTCCTCTCAAGATAATCAAACAACGCATCTGGGTCTGAGGGCATACCACCTGAAGCACCCGCGCTGTGCTTTGATGATAGTCCAGTGCCATCTGCTAGTTGTTTCTCACGTTTATCTTGAATTTTCTCGACCTTTGTTCTTTCAGACTCAACTGCATCTACCCGACCTGATTTTCCGTGGTAAATATCAAGAAGTTCTACTGCGTCATGCGCTGAATCTGAATGGATTAGCTGTTTCACATAGTTGGATTTACCCTCTAACCACTGAGAAAACTCAGGGGTTTTTACTTGAGATTTCCAATTGGGATAATGCGATTCAACAACTTGCTCTTGCTGAGAAAAGAACCTTGCTTTCTCGGCATCTACAAGTGGTTGTACAAGCGTATTAACCCTTTCATCAACGTGACTAACATCTATATCCTGACTATTGTTGCTTGCTACTAGAGCCTCAACTGCGGCTTGCGCCTTTGCCTCATCCCCAGAATATAAGTCATCGACTATTTTCTTAGAATCTAGGCGTTGTGCTGGTCTCCGATTTTCAGTAGTCGGAGGACTACTCTTCAGCGTGTTATTAACTTTCTGAAGTTCATTTATCTGACGTTGAAGCGCAGAGACTCTACCCTCATCGGATTTATACTTATGTTGAAGTGAATCAAACTCTTTCTTGAGCGCATCGTAATTTGATGGGCTAAGTTCTTCAACAACCTCTTCTTTCGTATCTTCCGAACTATCGGCTTTTACCTCTGTAGATTCCTCCTTAACTTCAGATTCCTCAACCTTATCTTCAGAGGTTGCCTGAACAACGTCCTCAGTTTGTTTTGAATCATCTGCGTTAAAAATTTCATCTAGTTCTTTATCATCAATCTGACCTTCTTGCTGTTCCATAACACTTCCTTTAGCGGCTATTTAAAGCGGCTATTATTCATAATGTGCGCTTTCAGCTTTGCGGATTGGAGAGTCCTCCA